ATAAGTATAGACAAAAGGTTGAAGCTATTAATAATTTTGAAGCCAACGTCTTTGGTGTTAAGAGTATGACCGATAATCTCAGTGATGATAATAAAGCACTCGTAGAAGAAAAGGTGAACGAAGCTATAGCTTGGATAGATAATAATCGTTCTGCGGAACTTGACGAGATTGAGCATCAACAAAGGGAATTCAGGGAGGTAGTCGATCCCATTTTAGCCACGGGAGGATCTGAAAAGGAGGAGCAACCGACGGGTCCAAATATAGAAGAAGTTGATTAATGAACCTAAGTAGCTTAGAGATTTAGAACATTTTAATATTGATACTATGAACGTTCATAAGCTTTGTGACGATATTTATCCCGAGTTTGAAAAGATCCGTGACGATGATCACGTTGAAGTCGAGATACGATTAGGAAAGTTTAACGGAACCTTTTTTGACACTAACTTGGGTAGAGATACCCACGTTAAACTACTAAAAGGATTTCAAAAATATGGTGGATGGGAGCAAGTTGTTCAAACCCACGAAGAAGTGTTTTACAGGGAATCTGATAATATGCGAATTACCGTAGACGAGAACACCGGAGACGAAACTATCATACGAAAGGAACGTGTGTTTAAGAAGGATTTTAAGGCTATTGACTCGGCTCCGTATGATATACGCATGAGTGTGGCGAAGGAAGTCCCGGTTACCGAAGAAATCGAACGTGAAATGGATAAGAAAAGAAATAAAGCGAGACTGTCGTACGTTCGCAAAAATCTATCTATAGATATAACTACGTGCACCGGAGATATTACTGACATGGACGCCGAAGATATATGCACGTATCAGGTGGAATTTGAAATTGTAGACTCGAAACAGGTACAAACTAAAGACGACTTGTTTAAAATTCTGTATAAGATCAGGGATGTATTTAATTTGTTGACTAGTAATAGATGTTAATCGTTATATTGGCAATATTAATATTTCTGTCATTTACTACGTGGAACACATACAGCCAAGAGGTGAATGTGTTACGATATAAATCACAGTATTTTCATGTGTCTGGGGGGCAGTCTAAGCGTATGTTTGATACAATGAGTAAAGATCCGAAGATAACACTCGATAGTATCAAAAACTTCGTAATGTTAGAAGATCGTTTGCTTAAATTGGAAAAAACATCCGTGTGTACGGGTGTATCCCACGAACACGAGGCGTTCACTTTATCTGATACGATAAAGGGTATGTTTTTAGCGTACGATTTTTCGTACCATACCATACATCTCAAACAAGTTGCAGAGCCCAACAAACTCATAAATAGAAGTATAACATGTTAATTAAGTAAAGTAATGAACGTCTATGAACACCCATCGTCATATATCTAACGTTATCGTATATATACATTATTAGTCCCGTGTCATCTTTTTGTGGATTCATTCTAATCCATATCTCCACATCTTCAGAGTTGACAAAATCGTCGGAACACAGATACTTCTTTTCTAAACGCCCCATACCCAAAGATTCTGCATCTCTTTCTTCACGTATGTAGTCACAAATAACTGTAATCACGAGTTCACATATATTTTCTTTTATATTCGGTATCCATGTAGAGGGGCCTTCGTCTACATGGAAACCTTTTCGGTGTGTTTTGGTATGATCTAAGAGTAGTTCTCTGGGATCATCCATTTATCTATACTAAGTTCTATCTTTTAAAGCTGTTCAACTACCGTACCCTTGGGGAATCTCGTCTTTTTGTTCTTATTGTTGTTGTTTTTGGGTGAAGCGACATTCATACCCTTTTCTAAATTCTTGGCGAAATTGTTGTTCAACGCGTTAAGTTTATTATTCAATTTCCTCATTCGGTTCATTTTCCATGTTTGCACAGTATTTTTCTTTAATTCATTAACTTGCATCTTTAACGGGATGCCGGATTTATTCTTCTTTAGACTTAACGAATTTATAAGTTTTTTGATCTCACCGACATCGTTGTTAATAGATGGCATCACGTTTTTATACTTTGTCATCCATCTTTTACCGTACAATTTAATGAGATCTTCTTTGATAGATTTATTCGTCAACCGTCGCTTTTCGAGAGTTTGTTTATTTTTGACAACCTTGTTATTTTGCTTCTTTTTCTGTTTGATATTTTTCTTTGTCGGAGCCTTGGGTGGAGTGATGTTTAACTTTCTACAAATAACGTCGACAGTGTCATTGTCGGATACAGAAATACCCTTCGCTACGGCTATAGGGACAAGTTGCGCCTTTGTGTATGCGAGGCACGGTTTATTTTTTACTTTGAAGTTACCAAACACACGATCTCGTATTTTTTGACATATTTGCTCCCTCGTCGTAGTAGATTTAATATCTACCACCCCAATCTTTTTAGCTACCGCAACCAACTCCTGCTTTGGATAACTACTACACACCTTCTTACCCACTTTGATTCTGTGATCGTTGGGGAATTTTTTAGAGGCCTTTTTCGGTTCTTTTACGGTATTACGTATGTTATATCCTATGTTAGATAGAGATTTGTCCGTAGTGACCGCTTCCTTACTTCGTTTCTTAACCGCGGGTAGCTTAAGAGCTGTTGTTTTAGGAGACACAAAACCCATGATGTATAATTCTTGAGATAAAGCGACTCCCGCATTATAAGCCAGATTCATGTCACTGAGAGAGTTTATTCCTAGTATCTGAATATTACCCGACGTAAACAGTTGGAAAGAGTATCCTAGATATTTCATCTTTAGCGCGGCGCGAAGCTCTGGTTCGTACCCGATATTTCCAGATTTTCTTAACGCATACGAAACCTTAGATAAATTTATAGCTCCATTTATCTTAAATGTTCCTACCGTGTTGTTGTACTTAATAGGATTATATAAAAATTGTTCCTTTTTTGTGTAGTTATCAACTATGTATTTACGTATTTTAGCCGGTTGAGAAATGTCGTTATTGATAATACCACCCGAAAAATGTATTTTCCCGGTATTGTAAATCTTAAACGTGATTCCACGTGGTTCGGTACCATTTGAAAATATGCGAGCAGATATTTGAGCATACGTGTAGTTCACGTTGTTTTTAAGATTTCCAAACTTTCCAGTTAAAGCGTGTTCAGCACCCACCTTCATGCGACCGTAATACAACTTTATACTCGAAATCTCAATATCAAAATTTGTATCGAGTGCACGCCTTCGTGCATGTGGAGATTTGTTAAAAATATACACCAAATCTACACGTTTCGTGCGAGAGTTGAAATCACCGTTAATTAAAGAGTTAAAAAATCCCAACTGTAAAGGTGTGGTGTCTAATTTTGATAAATTTCTAGTTCTCAATTTTTCTTCGACCATGAGGTTAGCGCGTTTTAACGCGTTTCTGCCCAGTTTATGATTGGCCTTTAATAAATTTTTTTCGTTGTTATTGAGATATTCTTTTTGATTTATTTTATTTTCGATTGATCTATTATTGTTATTGTTAGTGTTAGTATTTTCAAACTCATTAAAAAGGCCCATGGTTTGTTCTGATGTATATAAATATTTTTAATGATCATTGCCCAAGTGTATACCAGACTTTTCCTTCGTGATATCGATACCAAAGATAAACTCTTGTGCGTCGAGATGTTTCATACCATCACCGTCATCATACTTGAGTTCATCTCGCTTGACCGAGATTTCACGTTGCCCGAATGGACCCGCGTAGAAGTCATATGTAAATCGTGGTTTACCGAGGTTATTAAGATTACAATACTCGTTGAACTTCGAAACGAATACAGACTTGGGACAATACGCCCTTTCGTCGAAGAAGACCTTCGGTGACTGTAAAAAGTTCTCGAGAGTACTCGCAACAATGGCAACCTGCTTTTGTACGTTCTTGAAGTACTCAGGCACGACGTTCCATATATCCACAGCCTTATGCTTTTGACTGTAATCAAGATAGGCTCTAACACACTTCTGTAGGATGACCGGAAGCTCTTGTTCAAGTTTATCATCGAGTCTTGTATCGGCATTCTTCACTTGTTTACCAAAGTTGACTGTAAGAATACGACGCAAAATACTTCCTGAATTATCCTTCCACTGCGGAACTTCGTTTCCACCGAGAATACCGGGTGTATTCCATACCATAGACTTCGCCTTTTCATGTTTGACGGCTATAGATACATCTTCACCACTCACAATAGATTGAAATTCAGCCTGTTCGAGTGCCAAGTCATTCTTAACCTCGGGTGCTATAAACATGAACGCGTTGCAGATGGCCGATAAACCGAACTTCCTTTCAACGTTGTTTGAAAGTGTACTCACATCATCAGAACAATAGAATTTACGAAATACTTTGGTAATGAGTGTAGATTTACCGGAACGCGCCACACCTTTTAGGAAAGGGATAATTTGCCAGCGATCTATCTCGTTTACATCGTAGCATAACCTTCCTCCCATAACGTATATCCACTTACACACTTCATCGTCAAACTTTTGATAGTCCAGGATGGATTGAAAGTGTGGTGTGGGCACATCGTACCAGTTATCGATATGATCATAGTTCACGAACTCCTGGTCGAAATACTTACAACTCACGATAGTCTGATCCAAACTCTTAAACTCGGTCGATTCATAGTCATAGAACGCACACTTAACAGGTTTAGTCTGTGGCTTAGACTTATCTCGTTCCAAATCGATACATCCTATGAAAATACCGTTATTAAACGACCACACGTGCCGATCCTTATTCACATCTTCGAATTGCATATCGAAAACATTAGTCAGGTGATTAATAACGTGACGCTGTGTAATGCCACCCGAGGTAAGATTCTTCCATAACTCAAACCATGTCTCTTTCCTACCTACGCTATATACGAAGTCAGCGACGCTTTTCGTCGTTTTCCACGCACGTGTAGAACACCCGGTGGAAGTTTTGATCTCTTCACAGCAGTTACCCTTATATCTCTTAATATTATGTTCATATAAGTGTTTCAGGCACTGTAATATAGCCTGTTGATACTGTGAAAGCTCCTCCACTTTTTGGATAGTTGAAACTCTGTATATAGACGGATCAGATTCGGGATTAATAGGAACGTATGTAGGATTATTTACTCTATCGTAAATGCGAGCCCCCCTGAATACAATTTGCCAGGAATCATCGACCTGATCTATCAGGCGATTGATGCGTACGCATAATTGCAAATCATCTTCATTTTCCTCGGATAACATATTTAAACTGTCAGCACGATGATAGAGTTCGCATAAACGATCTCTCATTCGCATGTATTTTGCCGATATACGTTCTATGTCAGTAGATTTAGGTATACCGTCTTCGTTTAATTCGTCGAGATTGAAGAAGTTGTCATATCCCAGCCTGAAGGATAAGTATTCATTGTCGCGCTCATTTATTTTCCACATGCTTTCTAATTGCTTCAAGAAGTTAGTCACTTCTTCACGTTCATATGTTTGTATCTGATTCGTCCACATGGCGTCGTTTGCCCCATCTCTGTCAGCCGACTCACTCAAGAAATGAGTGGCCTCTGACATTTTATATTATAAGGTTTCATTTTTCTAAGCCCGATTATTTTTGAAGATTTGATAAAAGTTTTACCAAAATTTTATTTTGAATCTCAAGTTGTTTTGCTATACTTACCAGGGCCGTGCATACGGTATCACCGTCATCCGTCATGAGGGTCGATGCCAAGAGTGATTCGGTAGAGATAAAATCATCTTGGTCGAATTCGTCGAGTTCAATTTCTTCAGGATCCTCGACGGAACTTTCATCATCGATGGACATGAGAGTCTCTTCCTCACGGACCTCCTCAGATTGCGTTTCGGATTCTGTATCGGACATTTATTTATGCTCAGGAAAAATCAGTACGATTTTTTCGCACTTTACCCGAAATTATTTTCTTGGTGTATAGTACAACACACAAAAAATGGCGGGCGGTTTAATGCAACTAGTCGCCTATGGAGCGCAGGACGTTTATCTGACTGGTAACCCTAAGGTTACTTTCTTTCAGGCGGTTTACCGCCGTCACACTAACTTCGCTATGGAGAACATCGAGCAGACCGTTAACGGTACGCCCGCCAACTCCGGTCGCGTATCTGTTACCATCGCGCGTAACGGTGACCTTGTAGGCGACATGTATGTCGAACTCAAGACTCACGTGGACACCGTCGCTACCGCCACCGGTGGTGCCGGCGCTGATGCTTGCTGGATCGCTGAGCGCGCGATCAAGGATGTCGAGTTATCCGTGGGTGGACAGCGTATTGACAAATGCTACCAGAAGTGGTGGCGTCTTTACTCCGAGCTGTACCTCGATGAGGGTAAGAAGGCTGCTTGGGGTAAGATGACTACCGCGGGTGCCGATAAGCAGGTTTTCCTTCCTCTTATTTTTTTCTTTAACCGCAATCCCGGACTCGCTCTCCCACTAATTGCCCTGCAGTACCATGAGGTCCGTCTCGATTTCGATTTAACTGACCAGTTCTCTACTCACCTTGATAACTCTACTTTCAAGGTATACGCCAATTACATCTACCTCGACACTGAGGAGCGTAGGCGTTTTGCGCAGAAAGGACACGAATACCTCATTGAGCAGGTTCAGCACACCGGTGTTGATTCCGTCACCGCCGCCGGTGGCTCCAAGCAGGTCCGCCTTTCTTACAATCACCCCGTCAAGGAGCTTGTATGGGCTCTCA